CCCACTCGGCTTGGCGTTGGCGTTCTTCGATCTCTTCATCAGAGAGAGGCGGCCAAGGATCTTTGTATTCGGACGGCAGAAGGTCGTCGATGTCGTCTGTTCGGATGATGGTCATTGGTGATTTAGGAATTGTTGGATGCGAGCTTGAAGCTCAGTAAGGGTTTGATGGCGCGGAGACTCGTGCCAGCCGGAAGACTCCAAGAAGTCAAGCTCCCATGTGATGGAGTCAACCAGCAGCTCAAGCTCATGATCGGTAAAGGTCATTGGAGCGGTGTGAGACAAACGTCTCAGAAGGTTTGAGACAGGCCACCCATACGGGCGAGCCTTTCGTATTCACGGACAAGACGGGCATAGTCCTGAACGTTGCCATCGGTGTAAGCGTCGATCAGGAGTTGCCGGGTCATCCGCATCAAAGCGTCCCGATCTTCAAAGCTGATCATTGGAACGGGAGTTGCTTCGATGGTGTGGTCTTCAACTTCACGGTTTCGGTCTGCCGTATCGATGTCGCGGTAAGCGGTCGCACGGCCTAAACCAAATTTGCGTTGGAGCGTTGCAGCCACGTCAGCTTTCTGGAGACCCATGTCCAGGAGCCTTTTGGCGTGCTCCCGGTGGGCCTCCGCTTGTTCTGGAGTCCGCTTCATGCTTCGATGCTGTCCACCTTGCGGATGTGATCAGTGAGGATCTGCATGAACCGCTCTTGAGTGGAGCGGGAGCAGTAAGGCAGGAAGGCAGCCACCGCATCATTGATGGCATCTGTTCCGGCATAGATGGAGACAGACTCCGAGGATGCGTCTGTGGCGTCGATGGAACCGTGTTGAAGGTTGATGGAACGGTGTTCGCCCAGCACGTAGCGGGTCATGATTTGTTTGTTCATAAGGTTGGTGTTGTTGGAGCGGAGCAGGGTTGATTCCCCTGACTCTTGTATTACAATACAGACCATTCAAGGAAACCGCAAGCGGCCCATTCATGACTGATCCGGCGCCCACTAAGACCATTCACTTCTGCCCGGATGAATGGATGCTCCTCCTGGAAGCTCTCCACTGTTACAAGGACACTAACGACGGTCGAAAGGTTGCCGGGCGTCTCAACTGGATTCGATCCAAGCTGGTTGAATGCCATGGCGAAAATTGCCTGATCAAGCTCTCCGCATAAAAAAAGCCCCGTTATGGGGCTTCCTTTTTATCTAACCGTGGACTGGTAGCCCTTGGTCTGAACCCTTAAGATCGCTTGCTCAGCGTGCCATGGCAGCTCTGGCCTTGGGTTATCCAAAACCACAGCAGTCAGCCACTTCCAAGCGCGGAAATAAGCATCCGTTTCGTGCCGTCCCCATTTCATAGCCTCTTCCCTGGAGCGGTTATCCTCCCAGGCCAGCAGGTCTAAGACGTCAACGGCACGCATCGGACCGTAAAGGTTGATCGAGCCATTCATGATTTTGGAGCGGTGGATTTGAGGCCGCATAAATTCACCACCAGTTGACGGTAGATCTCGCGGCCATTCATGGTCAGATCTTTAGGCTCACTCAGGCATGGACTGGGGCGAAACTGCATTCGCTCCAACTGCCCAAACTTGCCGTAGATCTCTCCCCACATTCCGTCATGCCAAAGCATGGCGAACATGTAATGAGCTTCGCAGATGTCGAAACGATCAAAGTACATAGCAAAAAAAGACCCGGCGATCAAGCCGGGCTGCTGATTGGTTCGGTAGAAGCGATGAAGTAATAGTGATCATGATCAAAGCCGCAAGCGACTAAAACCATATCCTGGTGATACGGCCAAGACTTCAACAGCGCAAGCGCTGCAGCCTTGGCATTCTCCAAGCCATTCATGCTGTGATCCCACTCAAGGGTCACTCGCTGGGTTTGCTCACTGTCTCGCTTGTGAACCGCTGTGATCCTGGAACCCCTGTAAGTAGTTGGCCCCAGGAACTTGGTTCGGATCAATGGCCCTTGCAACAGTTGCATAACAAAAAGCCCGCCAAAGTGACGGGCGATTAGTGTGTTTAATTGTGCAATGATTTAATACGGTTAATCTCCATGCTTCGGTGAATTGCCGAAACAGGAAAGAACCACATAAAAGAATTAGGCAGAATGTTAATCATTCTTGCGAAAATTTCGTTTCTCATTGCACAACCCTCACGTAGCGTTGAGTCCCGCTGTATTGGAACGGTGACTCTGCTGCGGTCATCACGAAAGCCGCTGCCAGAGAGCCGGCGGCGACATACGCGGCAAGAAAACTTAAGAACGTTTTCATGAATCGTAAGATGATTGGATGAGTAGTACAAACGAACCCATTCAGACAAGTCTGAGAGTGGCTCGCTTGTATTCGTTGAGAGCGGTCCCGGCAAGGCTAGACAGGTCTAGACCTCGCGCTACACCTGGCAGCAGCAGCCCGTGGGCTGTGCCGTTTGGTGCGGTTTGCTCTCGCATTCAGCTGTCTAGGTGCAAAGTCGATAAATCGACTCCCATACTGTAAGACAACAGATTGCCATCAGTAGAATCTGACACAATACGAAACAGTAGCATTACTCATGTTACACAGTAGTAGTATTAGTAATGCTAATAAATTACTACTTGACATGTAACTGCTCCTGTGCTATATTATAAGAGTAGATTAAACTACACTACTAAATGAAACTATCTGAACAACTCAAAAAACAACTTCAGTCAATCGAGAAAGATTTAAACTTCATTCGAGATTCTTTGCAAGATTGTCAACAAATAGTTGACAAAGAGAAAGAAGAGAATGAATGGTTGGAAAACTGGAGCCGCTGGACTGACTGACGTCGGTCCTTTTTTTTTGACTACTAGCTGGGGGTGGTGTTGCAAATCGTACAGCTGTACTACCGATACACAGAACCTGCACATATATCCGCACAACAGTATTCGTGTAATAAAAAAGCCCCCTAGGTGGGGGCAGGGGTCAAGTTTTTAAAACGCCGAATCAGTCGTTCTTATTTTCAATCGAGATCTTGAGTTCGGGCGCTTGGACGTTGACGGTTTCGACGGATTCACCGATAACACGTCCGATGGAGTCCAGCACCTGGCTTGCGGTTTGCAGCTGCCCCTTCTTCAGAGCCTGATGAAAGAGTTTGGTACGCATGTGCTGGAGACGCGCGAGCATGTTTTCGCGATCAGCCTGCCAGTCTTCATCAACGAGCTTTTTAACTTCTGCCCAATCGCGCCAAGCGGTTTGAATAGAGATCTGCTCTTTCTCTTTGTGGTCGTAGACAAGAGCACGAGCGGAGAGGCCGTCGAGCTGACGACGATATAACCGCCTAACGCGATCTTCTCTTGCTTGCGTGGTGCGATCAGTAAGAGGCTCAGGCATCAACCTATCGACCTTTTTTCAGATAATAACCTCCCGCACTGTGTTCTGGCACGGTGAGGAGGGGGTAGGGGTTGAAAACCTGTGTAATGTAATAGGCATGAGCGTAAAATCCGAGCCCATCAGTCTTCGATGGGCACAAGGCCAAGTTTTTTCAAGCGATAAACGCTTTCGCGTTTTAGTTGCCGGTCGTCGATTCGGCAAATCGTACCTTTCATGCGTTGAGTTGTTACGTGGAGCGCTCAACCGACCGGGCGAGACATTTTTTTATTGCGCTCCAACGTATCGAATGGCCAAAGATATTGCCTGGCGAGCATTAAAGAAGCTGGTTCCGAAGGTTTGGATCAAGAGTAAGAACGAAACCGACCTGCGGATTGAGCTAATCAACGGTTCAACGATCGAATTGAAGGGTACTGAGAACGCAATGGCGTTGAGGGGCCGAAGTTTGTCAGGCGTCGTGCTGGACGAAGCGGCATTTATGGATTCTGAGGTGTGGTTTGAGGTGATTCGACCTGCTTTAGCGGATAAGGAGGGTTGGGCGTTGTTTATTTCGACGCCTGACGGTACAGCTAGCTGGTTTTATGACTTGTGGTGTTATGTCCCAGAAGACGAGACAGAAGAATGGCAACGATGGAGCTTCACGACGATTGAGGGAGGAAACGTCAGCGCCCATGAGGTCGAAGCAGCCCGCGCTCAACTTGATTCGCGCACGTTCCGCCAGGAATTCGAAGCGTCCTTCGAGAACCTGA